CAATGTGTATTGCCATTTCTCGTAAAATTTTTTCCTGCCACTTTCTTGGTCCTTTAAAGTTCTCAAGGGGGGTGTCTTTCTGTCCCCATGGGAATACATACTTAACAAAGTTTACTGGGTTGTCTTTTATTGGACCTGACCATAGTTCGGTCATCAATTCCTTTTCTAGTTTTACGCCGTATTTCATATATTAAAAAAAATTAAAAAATTTTAGTTCAGTAGTTCCACGTACACTGCACCGCCCTCTAGCGCAAGGTGGGGGGTCTAAACGATAGTGAGTACTAACTATCATTATGTTAGTAAGTGTTCACTATCAGTCTATGGTGCATAGGAAAGGGACTAAATGCGACAGTGAGAGAGTATCTAGCATTAGTTAAAAAGGGAGCAAAACTATTGCTCGCAATTAATCCCTTGTTATTCATCCGCGCCCTCGCTGTCGCTTACTGTCGCAGTGCGCGTGCGCTTTGGGAGAGCATGCGCTGGCGCGTGTTCTATTATGCTTATGCGCTCGCGTGCGTCCGTCAGTACGCCTTTAAGATCTAAATTGTGATTAACTTCCTGGCGGTCTGCCCATTGATCTGGCGCGCGGTTTCTTAGATAGAAAGAGATAGCATTAAAATTCTTGTCCTCTATTGTTTCCATGAGTTTGCTTGTTACAAATGCCAGGCCTTTACTCTTTCCACGATCTAGAGCGTCCGCAATTCCCGTACTTTTCTTTTCTCTATGTCTGTTAAATACATCCCAACCAACGCCCAGACTTCTGCAAATGTCCATGATTCCTAGACCTTGTGACGCTAGATGCTCAACCCTTGCGGCATCTATTACAACTGGTTTACGCCCTCTCTTTTTAGGTGTTTTTGTTTCCATATTCCGTTTAATTGTACTCTATAAACCCTTTATTTATCGGATTTAAGCAATTAATTACACATTTATGCATATAAAGTGTTGCTTATTGTGTTGTATTGTGTAAAATGAGTATTGTAAGGTAATTAAATCTTACATACTTTGGAGAAGTAGTTATGAATAACCAATATATAGAATATGTAATTTGGGGTGTAAAACCAGATGACAAGAACAAACCAGAATATTTACAAGAAAGTATTTTGCAACAATATTATGATGATAAATTTATCACATCAAAAGGATTAGCAGAAAGATTAGCAGATTTATATAAAGATGCTGGCGCTACTAATATCAGAATCCAGGCTATACCTTTTCACAAAGGTTGTGAGTCTGACTTAGCCAAACAATTTATGGGGGTGAAATAATGAACTACAAGAAACAAGAAATACAAGAACACTTCAACGATTCTATTATCAACTACGATAAAGAATGGATTGACAATAACCATGACGATTTACACCATGAAATCTTTAATACTGATTATTACATCATAGGATCTTATAAAGCTACTCAATGGCTAGACGATCAAGTCTTTAATATTATTGACTTTATAAAAGAATATGAGTTATTTAACTTTGGCGAAGTTATGACAGACTTTTCAAGTCCAGAGGCCATAGTGAATATGTATGTATACATCATAGGCGAGGAAATCGTTTTTGATTATGTGCAAGAGCAAGAGGTGGCGTAATGACTATTAAAACCAGATCACACAGAAGCATTATAGGCAAGATACGCAAGAAGTACGGCCTAAAAGATAATATAGATCCTGAAAAAGTTAAAAGGATTGTAACGCCAGAAGATTGGGAGATATTTATAACAGCTCTTACCTTTCCTAATGGTAAACCAACAAACAGGGGGAAGTGATGAGCATTGAATATATTGGAGTAAAAATAAAAGCAACAACATACGGAGACTTTCCAGATGATGTTAAAGAGATAACCCATGCGGAAATACAATTTAGCGCTCCTTGTGATGAATCTAAAACAAAGAAATTTGAAAAAGCAAAAGATAGTCTATTACAAGCAGTTATAGATATGTATGCTTTGGAAGATCAACACCAGGTAGATGTAACAATTGAATATGAATATTTTGGGGTTAATCAATGGTAAAACTTAAAACAATAACTTTTGGCATGGTTGACTATGCTTTATATCATCATTTATCTAATAAAGGCATAGATGAAAAACATATACCAGCACCAAGTAAAGATAAATCATATCAAGATAAATCTGGCACATGGTATTTAGTTAAAGATGATGGAACAGAAATAGCATCAGTATCTATGGGCGGAGTAGTAACTATAATCTGTGACATACCCACATTATTATTAAATAAACAAATAACAAACGAAAATGCTTTTAACAGAACAATTAATAGGAAAATTTACAATGAAAATAATTAATAAAATAATAAAATTCTTTAAAACAGAAAAAATAAATCACACACCAAAAGAGGAACGTAAAGGTTTAACTTACGCAATGGCAGAATATAGATATGTTTGTCTTCTTAGAGATACCTTAGGACATACAGGCGAGATCATATACCCAAATAAAGATATGTCTAAGCAAGACAGAGACGGCGTATGGCTTTTATTAACAATAACAGGGGAAAGGCTAGGCACAGTCTCCCCCAACGGCACAGTGAGGACGACATGAAGCGACAGGACATACCAAAACATTTACGACATCTAACAGATGAAAAGCTAAAAGCATTATTCTATTTATTTAGGGGGAAAATATGAGCAACTTACACAATGAGCAAGAAATGGAAGATATACAAAACTATGTATTAGAACAGGACCGCAAAGGCTTGCTTGAAGATGAAATAACCAATATATCCATTATGTATAACTTGCACCAGGATGACGACAGGGACGAAATATTAGAATTTATAACCGAAGCAATATTATATGAGAAAAATGTAGGGGGTTTAATATGACAGGAAAAGGAAGCAGACCAAGACCAATACCAAATAAAAAAACATTCGCGGAGAACTGGGATAAGATTTTTGGCAAGCGCGAAAAGAAAAAAGAAACTAAGGACAAAGGAAAGAAACATGATTGAGTTACCAAATAAGAAATACAACATAATATATGCAGATCCGCCCTGGAGTTTCAGTAGTAAAGAATTATGTAAATATAATGGTAAAAGATTTACTAGCATGGATAAACATTATCCAACACAATCTAAAACTTGGATTAAAGATTTACCTGTTAAGAACATTACTAACAACGACTGTGCTTTATTTCTTTGGACAACTGACGCACACATAAAAGATGCTATTGAAACTATGGAAAGTTGGGGTTTTAAATATGTGACTATTGCTTTTGTTTGGGAAAAGAAAACTAAGACAGGAAAAACAGTAGCCAATCTTGGTGCATGGACAATGAAAAACTATGAAATATGTTTGTTTGGAACTAAAGGCTCAATGCTTAAATACAAGCAAGTAAATAACATATATCAAAAAGTAGAAGCAGAACGCACAAAGCACAGCAAGAAACCGCAAGAAGTAAGAAATAGAATAGAATTATTATTTGGTGACTTACCAAGAATTGAACTATTTGCTAGAGAAACTACACCAGGTTGGGAAGTTTGGGGTAATGAAGTATAATCAGCAATAACCTTTTTGAATGGGCGTTAGTATCTTAACTCTCCAAAGTTAAACCCCTGAAACGCTAGCGCTCATTCCTCGCACCGCACCTCCTCGCGCTATTCACGAACCAACTCAGCTAAACCAACCAACAAAAAATGCTTCTTCCCTCCGCTCTGGGACTTCCTCAAGCGCTTTGGCTCGCCCTCCAAAACTATCCATATCAATCCTGCCTCGCTCAACTCCGCTAGCGCTCGCCCAACGCTTTTACGATTAACTGCTGTCATCTTTGCATAATAGCTAATCGCATCATGCGAACTCCAGGTTTCATACCTCCAGCGCTCGCACAAAGACCAACCAATAAAGCGAGCTGTCATAGATAGCGCTTCATTGCCTGCGACTTCACTTCTATACCAATGCCAAACAATCTGGCGCACGCGCGAGAAGTCTCCCTCCTTTCGCGCAAGCGCTATGGGTATCAATGCTGTTTTCTCCCCACGCTCGCTTTCGCTGTGAGCAGTAATCCACCAATATGCTTTGTCTATTTGTCCGAATCTTCTCATAACTCTCTCTCTCTTTCGGTAGAGTCAATCCCCTTAAAGGGGATTGCTCTACTATGTATATGTATATACATGGATATATGGGAACCTTTTACTCGTCCGTTGGGCATCTGAGGGTATAGTATGTCCCTTAGCTTCCCTAGTATGTCCCGCAAGTTCCCAACGATTCTATTCAGTAATGTCGACAAACATACCTCCTTCTTGGTTAATTCTGTCCTTTGCAAGGTCAATATATTCTTGGTTTAACTCACACAAAACTGCATGACGATCATGATTAACCGCAACAATTCCTGTTGTGCCACTACCACCAAAAGGATCTAAAACTGTTCCGCCTTCTGGACAACCAGCTAATACGCATGGCTCTATTAAGTCTTTAGGAAAAGTTGCAAAGTGAGCTCCTTTAAATGGTTTAGTGGTAATAGTCCAAACACTTCTTTTATTCTTTTTAGGATTTATGGTTACAAAAGATTGTTGTGCTTTTGTATCTTTATTGCTAGTTCTTTTACCCTCATATCTAATGTTTCCTTTATCACTTCTTTTATCTTTACCATGATACTTAGAATCTTCTTTTATAGCTTCATTATCAAAGTAATACTTAACATTTTTACTTAATAAAAAAATATATTCATGTGCCTTTGTGCATCTATCTTTAACACTTTCAGGCATAGGATTAGGTTTATGCCAGATAATATCTTGTCTTAAATACCAACCATCTTGTTGTAAAGCCAACGCAACTCTCCAAGGTATGCCAATTAAATCTTTTGGTTTTATTCCTTTACTTGGTTTTGGTCTTGTTACTCCATAATCTTTATTTCCTCGTAAGGATTGATTAGTTGTTGTAGTTCTTCCGCCACTTGAATAACTATCGCCAAGATTTAGCCAAACAGTTCCGTCATCTCGCAATACTCGTTTTACTTCTCTAAATACTTTAACCAAATTATCAACAAATTCTTCTGGTGTATCTTCCATACCAAGTTGTTTTTCTTCATCATTGTAATTACGCAATCCCCAATAAGGTGGTGAAGTAATACAAGTGTTAATAGATTTATCATCTAATTTTTGTAATGTTTCTATGCAATTTCCTTGCAGTATTTTTATATTCATTTCTTTCTCCTTTTAAAAATTATCGTAAAGTGCCATAGGATTTTGTAATTCTTCTAATGGTTCAAGTACACCATTCTTTCTAAATAATGTTTTTGTACTGTAATCAACATTGCCAGAATTAGATTTAACAAGAGCGCATTTAACTACGCTCATTCTTTCATAGGTCACGCGCTGTTCTTCACAAATACGCTCGCAATCCTCCGCGCTCGCCAACCACATAGCTATTGCCCACCTAACACTATCAGTAATACTTGATGCGCCTCTTATCTCTGCTCTATGGCTCATAGCATCATCACTATCATTCGCTAATGCTCCTTTATTAAGATGATGAATAGTAAGCGTAGAACAACCAAGTCTGGCGCTTATGTTTGCACAATATGAACCCCATAATTGTCCTGCTTCATTACTGCTAGAAACATTACCTGTTGTAAATGCTTGGAGAGGGTCAAAGCAAACCAACTTTAAATTTGGTATGGCTTGTAACTCCTCTACTAACTCCTGCGCTACTGGTGTTATGCCTTCTTCTCTTAATAGTATCATTGGTTCTTTTTGTTCTGGGACAGGAAATACATAGACTTCATAGGAGGAGTTAAATCGCTTGCCGTTAGGGTCGAGCAAGTCTAAACGTCTATGTATTTCCATTAAATCATCTTCAGCACAAAAAATTACAGTATTACCATGTTCTTTTACATCTTTCCCCCACCACCTGCCACCGCACGCCACCGCTAACGCTAACTGTATGACACTTAATGACTTACCTACCCCACCAACTGCGGCTAGGATTCCAGGCTTACCAATAGGAATAAGTCCGTCAACTAAAAACTTTTGTGGCTCTGGCTTACCTACAAGATTACGAATCGCATACTTTTGGATTCCTAACTTATGTTCAATAAGCTCTGCTCTAACTTTATCTAAACCATGTTTTAAATACAGGTCATTATAATCGCCTACTTCACTAGGCAATCGCACAGCACTATTAACCACAGAACTCGCGCACTCTTGCGCCTTCTTCTCTCCTACTCCACTTTCATCATTATCAAGTGCAAGAATAAATCTAGCACCTGTTAGCTTGCGTAAATTAGAGGCTGCATCCAACAAGAAGTTGGCACTAAAAACGCAAGCTACAGGAATTTGGGTTGCTTCATATACTGAAGCGGCAGTTGAGTAGCCTTCAACTAAAATGAGTTTTTCTATATTGTTTAGATCTTGTAGGGTAGTACCAATTAAAAATACATTACCTTTGATTTCTGAAGCGGAAGCGAATCTTTTTTCTCCCTTTTTATTGATAGTCTGTAGAGAACGAAGCTGTCCTGTAGTAGAATATACAGGAACAATTAAATTACCATTTAACTGCTTCAACCCATAACTTTTAACTTTTTTATTCGTGAGATATTCATGTTCAGTTGCTTCGT